ATGCAAGCAGAACAAGAAGGTTGGTCATTTATTGATACAGCCTTTGATACAAACATACCTGATAACTTATGGATATGTGATTTGTGCAACACACCTCTTGATGTAGGGGATAGTGATAAACAAAATCCTGTTAAGTTGTTGAGTACAAGTTTTGCCTACGAAGAAGATAAACAAGCTATGAGTGAAGGCGAACGATTGGGTGGTACTGCGTTGTGCGACAGTTGTATAAACAGTATCAAGACACGCAATCCTTCTGCTATGACTAAGACATTGATATGTGGTTGTTGCAGAAAACCTGAACTTACTATAAACGAGGAGATGATTATATGACAGAACGCAGAAGAAACTTAGGCACTGGTAGTAAAGAACAACCTATGGAAGAACATAGTGAAATGAAAACATATGAAGTTACTTTGTTCAACCACAGGTATGAGCCACCTACATACAAGTGTCAAGTTCGTGCAAGAACAATAGAAGAAGCTACTGCACGTGCTATGGTGCAAGGTAGAAACTTCAATCAAGCACAGATAATTAATCACTTGCAAGATGCAGTGATGGACGTTATCAAATCTATTCATGATGATGGACACATTACAAAACAACAATACGATGAAGTTGTAAATGCTACACCAACACACGAAGACTTTGAGATTGATGGTGTGTTAGTAACTAACATAGCAAATGTTCGTGGTGTTGTTGCATCAGAACGAGAGATGACAGAGAATATCGCTGACGGATTTGAACAAATGT